GGCATCTGCGCGGGCTGGGCGCGCTGGAGGACCAGATGCGCGCGATGACGGCGCACGGCTTCGAGGGCAAGGGCAGCCCCGACCGCGTGGATGCGCTGGTCTGGGCGCTGCACGAGTTGATGATAGCGCCGGCGTCGAAATGGCGGCGCCCTCAGGTCCGCGCGGTCTGATTTACATTTCTTAAACCTTTCAGGGTCTGATGCAGGGCAAGACGCGAACACGCCTTGCAACACGGGCAGATCCAAGGAGACGAGCCAAGATGATACTGGATTTTTTCCGAAACGCTGGACCGGCGGGGTCTGCTTCCCCGGACGTGCCGGAAACCAAGGCCAGCGCCGCCGGACCGGTGATGGCGTGGCATGGTGCGGGCCGCGTGGCCTGGAGCCCGCGGGATACCGTGACGCTGACGCGCACCGGCTTCAGCGGCAACCCGGTTGGGTTTCGCTGTGTCAAGATGCTGGCCGAGGCGGCGGCGGCGCTGCCCTTGGTCCTGCAAGATGCCGAGCAACGCTATGCGCGCCATCCACTGCTGGAGCTGGTGCGCCGTCCGAACTCGGCGCAGGGTCGCGCCGAGATGCTGGAGGCGCTTTATGGTCAGCTTTTGCTGACAGGCAATGGCTATGTCGAAGCTGTGGGCGGCGGCGAGGGCAGCCTTCCGGTGGAGCTGCATGTTCTGCGCTCGGATCGGATGAGCGTGGTGCCGGGCGCCGATGGCTGGCCGGTGGGGTATGAATACACCGTCGGCGGGCGCAAGCATCGGTTTGATCTCAGTGTCGGACCTCCGGTGGTGTGTCACTTGAAATCGTTTCACCCGCAAGATGACCATTACGGGCTTTCGGCGATGCAGGCCGCGGCGCAGGCGGTGGATGTGCATAATTCTGCCAGCCGCTGGTCAAAAGCGCTGTTGGACAATGCAGCGCGGCCCAGTGGGGCGATCGTCTATAAGGGGGCCGAAGGGCAGGGCAGCCTGAGCACCGATCAGTACGATCGGCTGGTCAGCGAGATGGAAAGCCACCATCAGGGGGCACGCAATGCCGGGCGTCCGATGTTGTTGGAGGGTGGTCTGGACTGGAAGCCGATGGGGTTTTCACCCTCGGATATGGAGTTTCAGAAAACCAAGGAGGCCGCCGCGCGCGAGATCGCGCTGGCCTTTGGGGTGCCGCCGATGCTGTTGGGCATACCGGGCGATGCGACCTATGCCAATTACGCCGAGGCCAATCGTGCATTCTATCGCCTAACGGTTTTGCCATTGGTGGCGCGGGTTACCGGGGCGCTGTCGGACTGGCTGACGGGCTTTGCTGGGGACGCCTTGGAGCTGCGCCCCGATCTGGATCAGGTGCCCGCGCTGTCGGCTGAACGCGATGCCCAATGGGCGCGCGTGGCCAGCGCGGATTTTCTGAGTGCGGCGGAAAAGCGGGCCTTGTTGGGGCTGCCCGCATTGGAGGCGGATGATGGCTGAGCGTGACCCCGGTGAGCGTTATGGGTTCGAGCCGTTCGACTGCGCCCCGGCCCTTAGGCTTGAAGCCCACGAGCGGGTGGCGCGGTTGCAGCACGATGCGCTGCTGCACCGCCTGCAGAAGATCGAAGAGGCGCTGGCCCAGCTTGAGCGCCGCCTTTGGCTGGCGGTCTATGGCGTGGTGGCAGCCATTCTGGCGCAGGCGTTTCAGCCGCTCTTGGCGGCGATGCCCTGAGGCGGGCAAAAGGTGAAAGGATGAAGGCAATGGATATGGATTGCGGGCTTGAACACAAGTTCTGCCTGGGGGGCGACGATCTGATCGTGACCGATGGCACGGTGATCGAAGGCTATGCCAGCCTGTTCGAAAATCGCGACCGGGGCGGCGATATCGTCGCCAAGGGCGCTTATGCGGCCAGCCTCAAGCGGCTGACGCAAGAAGGGCGAGGCGTGAAGATGCTGTGGCAGCACGATCCGGCCCAGCCGATTGGCGTTTGGGACGAGGTGCGCGAGGACGCGCGTGGCCTTTATGTCAAAGGCCGTCTGCTGGAGGGCGTTGCGCGTGCCCGAGAGGCGGCTGCGCTGATCGCGGCCGGCGCGATTGACGGGCTGAGCATCGGCTATCGCACGGTTCGCGCAGCCAAGAACGACAAGGGCCGCAGGCTCTTGCAGGAACTGGAGCTGTGGGAGGTGTCGCTGGTGACCTTCCCGATGCTGCCCAGTGCGCGGGTGGGGGCCAAGGACGATACCCTGCATGGCCATGACCTGCGTGATCTGGCGGCGGCCTTTGAGGACGCCCGCCGGGAGTTGGCGCAAACCTGACAGACTTACGCGCCGCACACTGACCTTAATCAAACGGGATCAAACGATGAGCACAACCGAGGCACAGTCTCGGACCGGGGGAGATTTGTCTCCGGTGGCCGAGGTGAAAACCGCCGTGGCGGGATTCATGAGCGACTTCACGGGCTTTCGGGCCGACATTCTGGAACGACTTCAACAACAGGACGACAAGATGACAAAGATTGAACGCAAATCCATGGGCCTTGCGCGCCCGGCATTGTCCACCGCCGAGGCGGCCCGTGCTGAGGCCGGTGCGCCGCATATCAAGGCCTTCGACGCCTATCTGCGCAATGGCGATGACGATGGCCTGCGTGGGCTGGAACTGGAAGGCAAGGCGATGAGCAGCGCCGTGGCGGGCGATGGCGGCTATCTGGTCGATCCGCAAACCGCCGAGACGGTCAAATCGGTGTTGGCCTCGACCGCGTCGATCCGGGCGATTGCCAATGTGGTGCAGGTTGAAGCCACGTCTTTTGACGTGCTGATTGATCATTCGGATGTGGGCCATGGCTGGGCCACTGAAACCGACCCCACCACCGAGACAGGCACTCCGGCCATTGACCGGATCACCATCCCGCTGCACGAACTGAGTGCCCTGCCGAAAGCCAGCCAGCGTCTGCTGGATGACAGCGCGTTTGATATCGAGGGTTGGCTGGCGGGCCGGATTGCTGACAAGTTCGCCCGCGCCGAGGCGGCGGCGTTCATTTCCGGTGATGGCATGGACAAGCCCAAGGGGTTCCTGACCCATCCGGCGGTCGACAATGAGGTCTGGGCCTGGGGCAATCTGGGTTACGTGCCTACGGGCGTTGACGGGGATTTCGGTGGCGCCGACGCGATCATTGATCTGGTCTATGCTTTGGGCGCGCAATATCGCGCCAACGCGGCCTTTGTGATGAATTCGAAAACCGCCGGGGCTGTGCGCAAGCTGAAGGACAATGACGGGCGGTTCCTGTGGTCTGATGGTTTGGCCGCGGCCGAGCCTGCGCGCCTGATGGGCTATCCCGTGCTGATTGCCGAGGACATGCCCGACATCGCCACCGGGGCCGATGCCATCGCCTTTGGCGATTTCGGGGCGGGCTATACCGTGGCCGAACGCCCGGATCTGCGCGTGCTGCGTGATCCGTTCAGCGCCAAGCCGCATGTGCTGTTCTACGCCACCAAGCGTGTGGGCGGCGATGTCAGCGATTTCGCTGCCATCAAGCTGCTGAAATTCGCCGTCTCGTAAGGGACGAGCGAACCGGGGTGGGGCGCAAGGCCCCGCCCCAAGGCGCGCGCCGATTGACCCAATCGCGTTGTCCAGCTGCTCCCCTCCGACCGAGCAACGCGGGGCGCGGCGCGCGCCTGACCAAACCTTCGGAGGGGTCCGGGATTTGTGGAGAGCATCCATGATGTTGATCGAAGAAACCGCTGTGCCCCAGAGCGCATTGCCACTGGCGGAATTCAGGGCACATTTGCGGTTGGGAACGGGGTTTGCCGATGACGGCATTCAGGACCCCGTTTTGGAAAGTTTCCTACGTGCGGCCATGGCCGCGATTGAGGCGCGCACCGGCAAGGTGCTGATCCGGCGGGCGTTTTCATGGACACTGACGTGCTGGCGCGATCCGGCGGCGCAGGCCCTGCCGGTGGCCCCGGTGACACAGATCACGCGGCTGGTGTTGCGCGATCGTGGCGAAGGCGAAGAGGTGATTGCCCCGGATCTCTATACGCTTGAGACCGATATGCAGCGGCCTGTCCTTCGGCCCAGAGGCGCGGTGTTGCCCTATATTCCATCGGGCGGCACGGCGGAAATCGTCTTTGATGCGGGCTATGCTGACAGTTGGGGCGGATTGCCTGCCGATCTGGCCCAAGCGGTGTTGTTGCTGGCCGCGCATTACTACGAATATCGCGATGAGACCGCGCTGAGCGATGGGTGCATGCCGTTTGGTGTGACCGCGTTGATCGAACGCTATCGCACGGTGCGCCTGTTTGCCGGGGGTCGGTCATGAGGGGCCGCATCACCCTGAACAAGCGTCTGGTGCTGGAAGGCCCGGTGCGTGCACCTGATGGAGCCGGGGGGTTTTCCGAGCAATGGCAAGAGTTTGGCATAATCTGGGCCGAGGTGACGCCCCGCACAGGCCGCGAGCGTGGCGGTGAGGCTGTCAGCCTTTCGGTCACCGGGTTTCGCATCACGGTGCGCGCGGCACCGCAAGGTGCGCCATCGCGGCCGCGTGCGGGGCAACGGTTTCGCGATGGCGGGCGGCTGTTTCGGATCGAGGCGGTCACAGAACGCGATGCGCAGGCACGGTTTCTGACCTGTTTCGCAACCGAGGAGGTGGTGCCATGAGCTATGCGGCGGCGGCGGCCTTGCAAGAGGCGGTTTACCAACGATTGGCCAGCGATACAGGCTTGGCGGCGCTGGTGGGCGCGGCGATCTTTGATGCGGTGCCAGCGGGCAGCTTGCCCGAAACCTACGTGACATTGGGCCCCGAGGACGTCCGTGCGCGCGCAGACGGCAGCGGCGGCGGCGCGTGGCATCGGTTGACCGTGTCGGTGATCACCAGCGCGGCGGGCTTTCATGCGGCCAAGCAAGTGGCCGCCACGATCAGCGAGATCTTGAGTGACGCGGACCTGACCCTTGGGCACGGCCATCTGGTGGCCTTGAATTTTTACCGCGCACGGGCACGGCGGGAAGGCACCGGCGCTGAGCGCCGGATTGACCTGACCTTTCGGGCCCGCACGCAAGACAGTTTTTAATCCCAAAAGAAGTGGAGAAACAAAATGGCGGTTCAGAATGGCAAAGACCTGTTGGTCAAGATCGACCTGACAGGTGACAGCAATTTTCAGACGATTGCGGGACTGCGGGCCACGCGTATCAGCTTCAACGCCGAAAGCGTTGATGTGACCAGCCTTGAATCGGCGGGTGGCTGGCGCGAATTGCTGAAGGGCGCGGGCGTGAAATCGGCGGCGATCAGTGGCTCGGGCATTTTTCGCGATGCGGCCAGCGACGAGCGCGCCCGGCAGATCTTTTTCGACGGCGAAGTGCCCGATTTTCAAGTTGTAATTCCCGATTTCGGTGTGGTCGAGGGGCCGTTCCAACTGACGGCGATCGAATATGCCGGCACCCATGATGGAGAGGCGACCTATGAGTTGTCGTTGGCTTCGGCGGGGCAACTGACCTTTACGGCGGCGGCGTAAACCGATGGCGAACCCTTGGACAGGTGAGGTGGCGCTGGTCATCGACGGGCAGCGCCACGTGCTGAAACTGACACTGGGCGCGTTGGCTGAGTTGGAGGCAGGGCTGGAAAACGGCACGCTGGTTGATCTGGTCGAGCGGTTCGAGAGCGGCCGCTTTGCCAGCCGTGACGTGCTGCGCCTGATTGTGGCGGGGTTGCGTGGCGGCGGATGGCGCGGCAGCGCCCAGGACTTGCTGAGCGCCGAGATCGAGGGCGGCCCGATGGGGGCGGCACGCGCGGCGGCCGAGTTGCTGGCGCGGGCCTTTATGGCGCCGGGTGTGAGCGAATGAGCAGTGCAGTGGACTGGCCCGCATTGATGCGCGCGGGCCTGCGGGGGCTGGGCCTGTGCCCGGCAGAGTTCTGGGCGCTGACCCCGGCCGAGCTGGAATTGATGCTGGGTCAACCGGGGGGCGTTGCACCGCTGAAACGCGGGCGGCTGGACGAATTGTTGTCGGCCTATCCCGATGGCGGCCAAGCACGAAAGGAGTGTGACGGTGGAACAATTGGATGATCTGGATGCGCAGGTCGAGGCGTTGGATGACAACCTTGGACAAGCCGCCGGCATGGCGGCGGCCTTCAATGGGGAACTGGCGCGGGTGCGCGCAGGCTTTGCCGAGGCGGGCCAAGATGTGGCCACACTTGAGCGGGGTATGAGCACGGGGCTGAGCCGCGCCATCCGCGGGTTGGTGGTACAGGGCGATAGCCTGAGCGAAGCCTTGGACAAGATGGCCAACACGATGATCAACGCGGCCTTCAATGCGGCGGTGAAACCGGTGAGTAATCATTTCGGTGGCTTGCTGGCCGACGGGGTGGGCAGTCTGATGTCGGGTCTTTTGCCCTTTGCGAAAGGTGGCAGCTTTGCCCAAGGCCGGGTGCAGCCCTTTGCCAATGGCGGCATCGTCAGCGGGCCGGTCACCTTTCCGATGCGCGGCGGCATGGGATTGATGGGCGAGGCCGGGCCCGAGGCGATCATGCCGCTGTCGCGCGGCCCTGACGGCAAGCTGGGGGTGCAGGCGCGGGGCGGTGGGGCGCCGGTCAACGTGGTGATGAACATCCAAACGCCCGACACCGAGGGGTTTCGCCGCTCAAAAGGGCAGATCGCTGCCGAACTTGGCCGCGTTATCGGACGCGGCGGGCGCAATCGCTAAGCCATAGGAGGGATCAACCATGGCATTTCACGAGATACGCTTTCCCGCCAGCCTCAGCTTCGGCTCGGTTGGCGGGCCGGAACGGCATACTGATGTGGTCACCCTGGCCAATGGCTATGAAGAGCGCAACACGCCATGGCGGCATTCGCGGCGGCGTTATGATGCGGGCGTAGCGATGCGCAGCCTCGATGACATCGAAACTCTGATCGCCTTTTTCGAGGCGCGGCAGGGGCAGATCCATGGCTTTCGCTGGAAGGATTGGACCGATTATAAATCCTGTGGTGCCCGCGCCGAGCCGGATATCGGCGATCAGGTCATCGCCTATGGCGACGATATGACGGCCGCTTTTCAATTGGTTAAAACCTACCGCTCGGGCGGGCAAAGCTATGTGCGGCCGATCACCAAGCCGGTGACGGGGACAGTGCGCATCGGGCTGGATGGCGAGGCGCAGCAGGACGGTGTTCATTATACAGTGGACGACACCACAGGCACCGTCAATTTCGTGCACCCGCCAGATGATGGCGTAGAGATCACGGCAGGGTTCGAATTTGATGTGCCGGTGCGGTTTGACACCGACCGTATCCAGACCAGCCTTGCCAGTTTTCAGGCCGGCGACGTGCC